GCACTATCGAAAACGAGGCCGGTCTTGCGAGTAATAATCGCGGACGCCTGATTAAGGTAAGTCTGGTACAGCGAATCGCTCGCCGTTCCACTCAGCCCCAAATGCGTCTTGAACTCTGTTACGCTCGCAATCGCCACCGGCCACCCCTTAGCTGTTTAAGACCGCTTCGGCGTACTCTCGGAGAGCCGCCTTGTAGCGTTCTGGAATCGACTTCCCTTGCTTATTCAAGCTCAGCCAATAACGCTGATTGATCGGGTGCGCCGGGTTAAGTTTCGGAGCGTGGGAGTCCGGGTCGCCCGGCATCTCTTGCGTCACGGGTCGCCCCGTGTTTACGTCGATGAGAGGCTCTTGCTTCACATCGTCCCACATCCAAACCAGAACCATCGGAGACCGCTCCTCAGCCTTGGGAGCTTCTACCTTGCCGCCTGAGATAATCCGCTGAGCTTCCTCGGCAAACGGCTGAGCGAGCGTAAACGCCTGCTTCGCCAGTTCGCTGAGTTGATAGCCCGGCCTCTGAGCTACAAGCTGCCGGTAGATATTCGCTGCCTCGCTAACCAAGATTTCCTGATTAGGTACAGCCGCCTTGGGTTCAAATTCTTTCGCCATAAAAATCGCCTCCGGTGAGAAAAAGAACTACTAGGCATCAGCGGCAGGGTTGAGAACGCCGTTCACATCACCCACGCCATCCGAGCCATAGTTTTCGATACAGTAACACGAGCCGGGGTCCAGTGCCGTTCGGGTCGCCGCAGCGGCCAGAGTGCTATTGACCACGTTAAAAGCAATCACGCCAGTACAGGCGCTCACCAGCTCAATCGCATGATCGCCTGATTGAAGGTTGGTGAGAATGTTGTTCTGAAGCCGCATGGTAGTAGCCACGTTACCCGTTGGGTTGTGGATGCAGGCGTCATTAAAGTCGCCATACACATCACAGCCCTCGATAACACAGCGATCCACAGCCGCGCCAATTCGGATAGCCGCGTCAGAGCCAGTCGCCACCGAGCGGAAGACGCAGTTTCGCACAGTCGCGCGAGCGGCGCCGGTTGAAACCAGAACACCCAAAAGGTATTGCTTCGCGGACCCTTCCATGAACGAGCAGCTATCAATCGTACAGCCCGCGCCGGTCACGGTCACAACCGCAGTTTGGCTATCAACGTCGTTTTGGAATACCAGATTCGAGACCCGGCAGTTATCAGCGCTCACGGCAACCGTAGCGCCAGTGTGAGTAAAGGTAATCACCGGACGGTTAGAGCTGTTACCCAGCCCGACAATCGAGACACCGGCAACGTCTACCGCGATATCCGAGGCATCAGCCGCGAGCGTCTCGGCATGGCCCGGCATGACGTAGATAACGTCATTTTGGTTTGCGGTGCATTGGCCGATAGCGTAGTCGATAGTCGCAAAAGGGGCGTCTGGGTTGCGCCCAGAGCCAGTAGAGTTAGAGCCAGTTCCAGAATGAACCCAGAACTTTTCGCCGGTTGATTTTGATTCGTCAGTAAAAGTGAAAACACCACCAGCTTGCTTGCGCGAAAACAATTCAGTACGTGACATATTCAGGGTTGTCCTTGGTTATGAGATTAGGTCAGAAAAAACGGGTGGCAAGGCGCTAATGGATTGCACCCTGCCACCCGCTGGGGAGTGAGATTCAAACTAGCTGAGCGCGGTCAGCGGAACATTCCGTGGATATGCGCTTCCGCACAGAACCCAGTGGGAATTGATAAGCAGCGCGTTTCCAACGTCGTCACCTTCATAGGAAGATTGGACGAACTTGAAACCGGCGTTCACATCCAGAGAATCGGCCATCACTTCAACCAGCACCACAGCGGCGCTCGTGTCCGAAGCGATATCAGTACCACCCACGCTCACGAGGTCCAAGTCAGCCGAGCCGGTTGAGCCCAAGTCAACGTAGGTCCAAGTATTCTGCGCGGTCATGGTTCCGACCTTGTACCAAACTCGCTGGAAAGTCACGGCCTTTGAGCCGGTTCCCGCGTTGTCGGTAGCTTGGTTGATGACAATCGAGAGATCATCACCTGCCGTTCCGGCTGGCTTGATGAGGAGCAGGTAAGCCCGCTCGTAATTCTCAAGATTCACCCAGTCGCCAGTCAGATCGCTGTTGGCGTCTTGGTTAATCAGATCCGGGATTAAATCGCATCCCATTCCAAAGAAACTTGCGTTCATGTTAATTCCTTTCGTGAATTAGGCGCGAGCGTCGAGAGTAACAAATGCCGATTGGGTCGCGCTGCCCTTGTACGGAGTCAGCGGTGTATCTTCCCAAGGGCGAGCATCGCAGCGCATCGTAAACTTGATAGCCATTTGGTCAGTCAAGAAGGCAACGTGCATCGAGGCCTGTTGAGAAATGCCACCCTTGGAGATGCTCAGCACCTTCGAGAGGTCGGCAAGAATCAAGTCACCCTGATCACCCAGAGTCGAGTTGAACTCGGTCTCTGCGCGGCCCAGACCCTTGAGAGTCTGAGGAGCAGCGCCAGCGATTCCGTTAGCCGGACGATACAGAGCCATGCCGCCCGTACCAACATCCTGCGCGAGGTTGTCGAGTTGAGCGCCGCAGTCTTGATTGTGATACCAAGAGTAGTTTCCACCGGCGATCTTGCGAGCAAACATCTTGTCGATATTCGCGGCAACAATCGTATCCGCCGCTTGCCCGGCTTCCTTGGCAACCGAGACCAGAGCAGGAGCGCTCAGGATACCTAAAGGCTGACCAACACCAGTACCGTTGAACACCGCATCACCCAGCATGAAGTTGAACTCTTCAGCGGCCTTGCGGGTAACGTACTGCTCGATTGCAGTACCGGCGTCGTCGATCAGCTCTTGTGTCAGGTAAACCAGAACGTGAAGTTTCTTCAGGTTCAGAACGGTTTGCCGAATCTTCGGAGAGCTGGAGGTCAGCGAGCCACCTTCCGCACCCCAGTAACCACGCAAGCCACCATGCCGCGAGCCATTGGCCCGGCTGGTTTCCGCATTGCGGTTAAAGGTCATGGTGTTGCCCGATACGGTGTAATTGTCCGTCTGAGCAAACAGGTTATTGCTGTAGACTCGCTCCAGAATCCCGGAAGCAAATTCTGGCATCACGAGGAACCCGCCGTCTTCGCCTACCTGAACGCCCATCCCTTGGATAGCCTTCTCGTAGACGTTGTTGACCTTCGAGCGCCATTCGCCAGTACCACCGGATTGATAACCGCTCTTGAGGAAGTCACCGAAGCCCTTGAAGACTCCGTGCTTGTAGCCCTTGGGCAGTTTCAAGCTCTTGCACTTCTGACCGGCTTCCCGCTCAGCGCGAGCCTTCTCCAAGTCGAAAGCAACGTACTCATTCGATTCCTCGAAGTACGAAACTGAACCACCTTCAGCGTCCTCGGTATACCGTGGCGCGGGCTGGTTCAAACCCTTGAACACTTCACGCAAGGAACCAAACTCCTTGCGGATTTCGTCGATGCTGTTTTTCAGATCGATATCACTCATATCCTATTCCCTTGTGAAAAATCACTTACGAGCCGGAACCGCGCTTTTGAGCGTTCCGATTAAGTCCTTCATCTCTCCAAACATTTCAGAGAGCTGCTTTGCAACTTCCGGGGTCTCCTTCGGCTTCTGTGTCCGCTGCTCTTTCGCCTTAGAGAACAGCCGATCCAGAGTCCGAGCGGATTCCCGCAGATTGTCGCGCTGGAACTTTGTCAGATTGCGACTCGAAGAAACGCTCTTCAGTCGATCCGCCACGCCCATCAACTCAAACCGCTGGGTAGCGCCAAGAGAGAGAAACGATTTGAGCATCGCCTCCTCGTCCTGTTCCTGCCCGCACGACTCACACACCTCACCGAGCTTCGCCTTGTAGTTCTCGGAGTAAGCGCCTTCCATCGCCAGCTTGATCTGTCCGAGGTTCTCCATGATCGCCGTCATGGCCTCTTTGACCGTTGGATTCTCCAGCGGCCCCATCCCTTGTTCCATATTGCCGTATAGCTCAGAGACAGCCTTATAGGCCGCTTCCATAAGCTGAGCGCCGTAGCCCTTGGCTGGCATCTCTTCGGCTCGGTCCTCTTCCTCTTTCGGGGCGTCCTCTGTGGTCATGCCTTCATCTTGAGGCATTTCGTCTTCCATCTCTTCGTATTCCATTGCCTTGAACCCCGGTACTTGAATCTTGCGATTAGGTAAATACAGTTCCAAACTCTTCGCGATACTCGGCACAATCTGCCGTCCCGCGAGCTGCCCCTTGGCAACCGTTGCCGCGATGGCCTCGGGATTGCACCCGATACCAACCCAGCTCCATTCGAGGAGCATCCATTCCTCAAAGTAGGTATCTGACTTTCTGACCACCGGCTGAGTCACCGGCGTAAAGCGAACCGATGTAGCCCGAACCGTCCCCTCGGCTACCAGCTCGAAAATCTGCTCAGCTTCGAGAAACTTATCCGTAAACCAGCAAGTAGCGACTACGTTGGATTGTGTCTTTTGAACCGAGAGCCTGCCGGTGTTGGGGTCTTGGCTCGTGCCGATTGGCTTGGTTAATACCTTGCCGTGTTCCCAAAATACCACCGGGTTAGTCTGGTACTCATCTAGTGAGCAGCCCAGCGGATTGAGCGAGTCGCGCACCCGATCCGGCGCAGGAGTCGAGATAACCGCCGAGGCTGTCCTTCGCGCGGTGTCTACGTTCGTAATGCGACCGGCCCCAGCTAATGCAGGGGAACCGGCGAATTTGTAGATCGTTCCGAGACGTTTTCTCATGGTGGCAGGATATCCTATTTACTGGAAATGCGGCAAATACCGTTTCTAACATTGATTAGCCCGCCGTAAGTCCTAGTGGCTCAAGGACTTAGGAAAAGCCTGAATTTTCTGTCAATTTACTTCCGATATCCTATTGCAGGACGCGAATACTCACTCATACAATGGGACGAGTTGAGACCACTAACGGAGAATCAAAAATGACTATCGGGCAAACACTGGTTATTCACGAGCGGGCTTTTGATGCTGCTATCGTGAAGGTTGTAGGCGAAACCCAGCGGGCCGTAAAAGTCCAGAACATTGATAACGGTTACGAGTGCTACTTTCCGAAGTCTGTACTTCAGCCATACAAGCCGGGAGTCCCGACCTACGAGAATGAATACCGGGTATCCCTGCGATTCAAGCTCGACCTCGGACAAGAGCGAGTCTTAAATATCGCGGAGTAAGCCGAAACCCCTGCGGGGGTCTGGCCGGGCGGTTCCCGGTCACTGACGAGGCAACCAAGAATTTTTTGGAATCTTTCCAATAGGCTAACGTGCTTAGCGAATACTCTCTTGTTACCTGTTCAGTTTACCAACTAGGAGAAAATGAAATGGCTACCCCGAAACTAATCCTCGCCGCCAACCGCATCACCGAGCTATCGAACACCCTTGAAAACGTCTGCCATGATGACGGAATCAAACTAGAGGCTATGGAGGATTCCCAGCTTGTCAGCGAGGCCCGCCACGTTCTCAGCCTGTTCCTAGAGGGCGGAACCTGCCAGAGCGAGATGCTCGACTCTGACGAAGCAGAGGAGCGCCAGTCAGCCCGCAAGCAAATCAGGCAGCTCAAGAAACTAATCGAGAATTTTTCTGAATCCTGCCAATAGGATATCGAGACTAGCGAATAACCCTCTGTAACCAACTCACCACTAACCGGATACTGGCAGATGGATGACACAATGGAAAACCGCAAGAAACTCGTAAGGCGATTGCGAAGCCTTGCAAAATGCGAGCCATGCGTAGCCCACTACAAAACTGTCACCGCTGTTGAGTGGTCAGTTTCCGAACTGCTCCAAATGGTCGAGCGGGCAGAGTCGGTAATCAGAAACAATTTTAAGCAGTCATATCTCAGCAACTAACCGGAGAACCCAAATGAACGACCAAGCCACCATCGAAGTCGGAACCATCTTTACCAGCCAGTGGGGCTACGAACAAACCAACGTCTGTTTCTACCGCGTGGTTCGCAAGACCGCCAAGACCGTGACCCTTGAGAAGCTCTCCACCATCATCACGGAAGATGGCAACATGCGGGGTAAGGTTATCCCCGGTGAGACTGCCACCGGCAAGCAATTCCGCCGCTCGCTACGTGGCGAGTGGGTCACTATCGAAAGCTACGAGAGCGCCCGCCTTTGGGACGGCACACCTCAGAGCTTCACCGCCTACGCTTAGGATGCCCGCAAATGACAGCCAAACGCACAAAGTCAGCCGCCGAAGCTATTGCGTGGTCAGTCTGGTCGGATGTCGAAAGCATTAGAGAACACCGCTACCAACCTACCCGCTACGTCAGGATTCACGTTTTTGCTTTTGATTCAAGTTACTACTGCGCAACACTACCCGGCCAAATGCCGCCCGATGGCTGGGAGTGGAAGCTAGTAAATCACAACCCCTATCACGGTCGGCAAGTCTACGAGTCAATTACCACAACCCCGGAGAAACACTAATGAACTACCCCAAAGGACTCTACGAACGGACCCGCGAGATCAAGACCGCTGAGCAGATTGAGAAGGAAGCTGAGGAGGCCCTCAAGAGCCTACTCGGATTCCGGCTCAAGTTTAACCTCGAAGGTATCCGCGACCTAGCCGAGCGCTCCATCGCTGAGATCGAGAACTACGGCCTACCGCACAACCGCAGGCCCACCGAGCTTCTCAACGAGGTCATGCAACTGGCCCAGATGATGGCTCAGGTCGAGCAGGCCCGCGCCATGCTGGAGGCCGTCGATGCGGGAGAGACTCGCGCTCGCAAGCAGGAAGATACCGCTTACCCCTTCTAATAGGATATCGAGACTTCATAGCGCCTAGCGAGTGGTGGCGCGTAACCCTCGCAAGCTGGCAAACCGTCCTGACTCCTCATAAACAAAAGGACGCCGAACTAGCCGCTGGCCCCGCGTTAAAGGGCTTTTTCTTTTCACCAACCAACTGAGGCGAATCAAATGGAATTTCTCACGCTACAGCAACACCCACCAAAAGGAATCGGCTTAGAGCTTTCCCCTGAAGCAATGGAGGCGCTCGAACAGATTAGGGCAGGGTGGAGCGACGATGTTAGAGCCTCGCGGATATCCGGCTCCACTACTAGCCAGATGGTCGCGACCTTTCAGGCTCACGGCAGGCTAGTAGAGCAAATGGACAACAAACACCGGCGACGACTTGCAAGAAAAAAGGAACAAGGCTCCACATGAACGAACTACAAGACCTACTCGAATACGGCGAACTCCGCCTCTGGAGATGCTACCACTGGTACTACGCCGAGCTAATCTTCGAGATACCGGCTGGCGAGATAAAGATGATTCAGGCCCGCGAGTCCACGATAGAGGAACTCGCCTACAGCCTGCGAATCGAAGTTGCGGAACTGGCCCGGAGCTAAGTCTTCTCTCCCTTGCCGCAGTCCTCGCAGTAGCGATAACCCACCAGACCACTACGGCGCACGATAGACCTACCGCCACACTTTCCACATTTGGCCGGAGGTTTACGCTGCTCCCAAGGTCGGTGGGTTTTCGCGCGTTCGCTCGCAGCCTTGCGCCGCTCAGGAGTCCAGCTCAAAGCCCGGTCCCTATTACTTGGTAGGTTAGAAAACAGCGGCAATTATTGTGTCCCGGAGGGCCGTTAGGGAATTTATCCTCCCAGAATCGTTGGTTCTTTCCTTCGAGTGGCCCGCAGATCTTGCAGACCTTTTCATCCCGCTGAGTATGCCACACCTTGAGCAGCTTGAGATCCGCCATCGGCCTACGTGGTCTACTTGGCGTACCCGTCTCGCTAGGCTTCGGCGCTGCTGATTCACCCGGCTTGGTCCCGCCTACCGTCTCGGAATCATCCGGCTCATATCCCTCAGCCACTCCGTCACCACCTAGCACCTCGCGGCGCCGCTGAGCAATCTCTCGCTCCAGCTCTCTCGTGGTCGCGTTCTCACCCGCTGAGATAGCCCGCGTGGTCTCGGTAATGCTCACCGACTCCGGGAACTTCTCGCCCCAGAGCATGTACAGATAAGCGCCCAGCGCCAGCTCACCCGCGCGGACCTGCCGCACCCGGTCGCCTACTTGCTTTTGGAGCTTCGTGAGAATCGACTCAGCCAAGAGCGTAGACTGGTTATCAATCCTCCGGTTAATCTCTGAGGCGATCCCGATAGCGTTCAAGTCCCAGCCCAGCTCATCGCCCGTTCGGATTGCCGCGTCAAAGGCTACATCCTTGAGGATAGGCGCCACCTCGACCTTAATCATCTGCTTGGCTTGCGCGTAGAACCACTGCGGCAGGTCGTCCATCATCGGCCTATCCCCGAGCCGGGAGAGCGCCGCTTGCTCAAGGTCGAGCAGGAGCGCCATGATCACCGTCTGGAGTTTGGCCTCGTTGTCTAGTCTGTTGGGGTCGTCTGGCATGGCCCTAGTATATCATCCCTTCCGGTTCCTCTCCTAATTCAACACTAGCCACCTCGCCATCTAGGAGCGCGGCTAACCGTTCCGCGTAGAACCCAACCGGGAATCCTAGCGCCGGGCTGTAGTCCATCTGGTAAGCCGTCTGGAGGTATTCAACCAGAGGCGCGGTATCAAACCCCTTTGGGCCTGTAACCTTGAGACCGCCTTTAGTTGTGACCGTGAACCTCATTTTTTTGTATTTAACTACGGCTTTCATTTTCGCGCCTTAATCCTCTCTTGAGTTTTCGGGAGCAGTCGCCCAGTCAGAACTCCAGTTACCAAATCAAACCACTCAGGGTCAGCGTGGGCAAACTCCGCAGGGTTCTTGTGGAACAGCTCAATCCCCATCGAAAGCGTCTCTGTAAATCCGTCCTTGTAATACTTGCCAGCGTAGTAAGCCCTCCGCGCTGGGTCGCTATAGCTGCCGTCTGTTTTATTGTATCCGACCGCCTTAAATGCGGCTGCGAAATTATCATCCGCGCCGCGCTCTTCAGGACCATAGCCAGCGTTATCGAAAACAGTCGATAGCGTTTCAAACCTATCCCCAGAAACCCTTTCCATCAAAAAGTCACGCGCAGTCTCCCTAGCTTCTCTGGAGTTAAACTCTATCTGGTGGGCGTACTCATGGAGGTAAGTTGGCACATCTTCACCGTATGACAGAGCAACCTTGCCGGTCCCAATAGACTCGGCCCTTGCTTCTTCCTTTGAGGCTCCTGAGTCAGTCAAAGCAAAATACTTGAACTTGTCAATCTCTGGGACTGCGTGAGCCCTGTCGATATCACCATATTCCACAGTAGCCCTTAAAGCGTTTTCATGGATGGCTATATTCGCCGCTAAGGCAAGAAACTCCTGAGACTCGACGCGAGGCTTTTTCTGCGAACCTTGCTCAGCCAACTCTTGCGCACGTTCCGTCGATCTGTCGGTAAACATCCCGGACTTAACCTTGTCGAGGTGTCGATCCCTCAGCTCTTGCAATGGAACATCATAAGCAGTTTTCGAGATTGATTCGGCGTCATTGGCAAGCACCTTGGCAACGGCTAGCCGAGCCGCATCTTCAACAGCCTTTTTTTCGTCCAGTGATTTTATTAAATTCCGCGAAGACTCTTTTTGCAGGCCATCAAGTTTATCGACCTGCTCAGTCAACTCGGCTACTTTTCGCTCGCCTTCTGGACTGACGCTTTTGCTTAACTTCTCTTTCTCCAAGTGCAGCTCCAAGAACGCCAGCCCGTGCTGCTTAGATAAATCCTTCCATTTATTATCGGCCTCTGTAGCGGCTTTGTTTGCTGCCTTGATCTTTTCTTCCTCTACGCTCCACACCGAAACAACATCCTCCCGAATCTTTTCGAGTTCGGCGCGAACCTTTTTTCTGGCCTCAGTGAACGAACCAGATCTCAGCTTGTCAACCTCTGACTGCATCCAGTCGATCTCTGCCTTGGTTCCACCTTTGACGGACATTACCTTATCAAGAACCTCATCAAACGACATGCCGGAAGCGTTCATTAACTCGGCAGAGAGCTGGTTCCATTTGTTTGTTAGCTTTTGCTTGGAGGCTGAACCCTCTCCCCCACTCTCCGCGCCATCTTCGCGCCCGCAAGTGTTGCCGGGCTGAAAGCCTCCGCCACCCTCAGCGTTCGCGCCACAGCCTGAGCCGGATTTGGATCGCTCGGCAGATACCAAAAGCAATTCCTCTTTGGTGGGCCAAGGCGTCCGATACAACGGCTCGAACTCATCGACTTGATCGGGAAATGGTTGCGTCATAATAACCACTCTCTCTGTTTAATCCTTAATTGATTCACCCAATCCGGGAAACTGCTCGGATTAAATCGCTTGTCTGTCGTAACCGCGAACAACTCGCAAAATGTTTCTTCTGGGTTCTTTGTTGCGTAGGATGTTAAACCTTTTCCTACATCCTTGACTGCGGAGACTAGACCACTCCACTCCCTTTGCTGGTCAACAGTCAGCCCGCCGTATAGCTTGTGGCCGTATTCATGCCGAATGACAGCCGCATAGCCTCCCATGCCACCGGCTGTAGCCTTGCCCGGTTTTAGCTCATCCGTTCCCTCGCCCTTCCAGAAAGGGGAGTCGAAAACGTGAATCACCCCTCGGTATTCCGCTGCTGGGCTTCGTCCTTTTTCTTGGCGCCGGTAAATAACGGGAGACTCGCCGTGAATTTTAACAAATTCCTGAAAAGCAGGGTTTGAGCTGTTTTGCTGTACCGCATCGCGTATCGAGGATTCTAGCTCAGGGTTCAATTCTGCAAATGCCGTTTTGTCGCCTTCGTTTAGCTTTCGACTACGAAACAGCTTCATCCAATTTTGTTTAACTTCTTCCTCTGTCGGCATTTCCCCAGCCAACCGATCTTGTTGCTTCATTTTCTCCGCCCATTTGATTACCTCTTTTGCGATGGCAGTTGCGGCGTCTTTTGCGTTAATGATTACACCGGCTCCACTCTTAGAGCCATCACCTCTCGCGCAACTATTTCCCGGTTGAAATCCCCCACCCCCTTCGGCATTGGCGCCGCAGTCTGAGCCGGACTTAGAGCGCTCGGCAGGGTCGTAGCCGTACTCGTGGATGCTGTCCGCGCTAGTGAAAACGTCAGACGCGCGAACCTTCAGCTCCATTATCCTATATTCGCCACGAAGCGGCCCCTCGCCATGAGTGACAGCGTAATCACGGTTAATCGTTACCCAGTCACCGGGATTGATTTTTCCATCTGTGTCTTTCGGAACCGCTCGGTAGATCGTCACCTCAGCATCCGGCTTTCCACGGAGAGACTGAATAATCTTGATAGACTTGGCGTCCATCTCTTTATTCCCGCTCCCAGTGTTGTAGAGCCTTACAGCCTTCGGGCCGTAGATATCATCAGGGTAGTATTCCCCGTTCCCGGTCACATCATGGAGGGGGGCGCCTGAATCCCTTCCCGGCGCCCGATGGTTTCCTCGGTAATCGTCGCCCGATTCATCTCCGCCCCCGTCCTCTCTCGCGCAGGTATTACCCGGCTGGAATCCGCCACCGCCTTGAGCGTTAGCACCGCAGCCAGAGGACTTCGTGATATCTCGGGAGTCCGGCGAGAAAGCACCTGAGTTGCCGGTAGCCGATTTGATTTGATTGGGGCGGAATACGACAATCTCAAGACCGCTTCTGACAGCATCATAGCCAAGCGATTCGCCAATCTGCATATCGTATTCTTGCGCCAGCGTTCTCAGGTTGCTATCGGTTGCGCTACCAAGCCCCGGCTCCATCCAAGAAATCACCGTACCATCTTCAGTAAAATCTACTCTAGCCTTCGCGCGGTCATGGTACAGGTGAGCGGTCTCTTTCTTTTTTTTCCTATAAAACGCCTCGGCTTCATCGTCTTGCTCTCTAGAAAATGCCCGCTGCTGCGGCGAACCAAAACCAGCTAGCCTGTCATCTGGAACAATACCGACCAATCTATTTTCAACTGCTTCCCGGTCAGACTTGCTTAGGTTATCCCAGTCTAAAACCTTGTCCGCTTGCAAGTAAACCTGCATTACCTGCGGGGTTTCTCCTGTCGCATAAGTCGATGCAACGTCCGCATCTGGTGAAAAGTAAAACCCGTAACCAATTGACGGAAGCCTTGCCCCTGTATTGCGAAACTCCGTGAACCCCGTAGAAGTCCCGTGGTACACGGCTATCGGTTCGCCGTTTTCGTCAACAAACTTAGAGTCCCCGAACCACTTAGCAAAGTTCTCGGCGGTCTGCTTGTCCTTAAACTTCTTTTCTGCCCACTGGCGAACCTTCGAGCTACCCGAATCACCTGAGCCGCCGTCCTCTTTCCCGCAAGTGTTGCCCGCGCGGAAGCCGCCACCTCCCGGCTGATTCGCGCCGCAGTC